CGCAGCAGTCTGTGAATATGTAGCTTCTTTATAGCTTATATTATCACTTATCTTCTCCTGCTTCTTCTTCCTTGATTTTTTCGTAGCTTCCACTTTCTAAATTAATATTTATTTTTCCGTATTTTTCCTCGAGCTCTTTTTTAGCACCCTCTTGTTGTGCAACTATGTCTGCCCATAAATGCAACAAACTATGTTTTTGTGTTTCTAAAACTCCTAGATCATGCTTAATTGCACTTTTCTTTTGTTCTTGTTCTTGTAATTCCTTTAGTTCTTCTTTTGATATTTTACTCATTTTTAAAAATTTAATTAATAATATTCAAATATAGTTATTTACATTTACATTGTTGTTTTAGTTCGTTCACTTCTTCTTGTAATTCTTGTATTGACTTAACTAATAATGGAACAATTTTAGAGTAATCAACTTGTTGCATTTCTTCTGCATCTTTTTCTCCACTAACTGCTTGTGGTAAAACTTCTTCAAGTTCGTGAGCCATAACTCCATAACCTCTACTACCATCTGATTTCCATTTAAAATCATACATCTTGATTTTGGAAACTTCATCAAGTCCATTAAAATCTTTTAAATCTTCTTTTAATCTATAATCTGAAGATGTATTATAAGCTGTTGCTGAAGCATTTGTAGATATAGTACCAACTGTTCCATTTGGATTTTTGAAAGCAGCAACAACAGAACTAGAAGTAGTACTTGTACCTAAACTTAATACCATTCTACTATTAGAAGAAGATTCAAAATAAGCGTGAGTTGTACCTAAAGTTGTAGTACCAAATAAAACATCTCCATCTTTATTAACTCTTATTCTTTCTGTTGGGTCTTGATTTGCTCCAGGAGCAGTATATATTCTAACTTCTCCACCTGTTGTGTCTGTAGCTATTTGAACTGATGCTGTTCCATAACTTGCGTTTGCCATTGAGCCCCATCCTGCTGAGCCATCAGAAGTGTTATATTGATTAGTTGAAAATGTGCTTAAAGCATAAGTTCCATCAAAACTTGAAGAAATATAAGCTGGTACAGTTGAATATCTTACGCCTAAAACCTCTACTTCGCTATCATTTTGACCAATTTCAAAGCGAACATTAGGAGCAGAATTATTTACTCCAATTTTACCTAAAGAATCTATCGTTAATCTATCACTTCCTGCTGTTTGTAATATTAAACTTTGTGCTGATTGATTTGCACCAATTTCTGCATTTGAGGTTGAAGAATTAACTTTTAAATCTAATCTTTTGTTTCCACCTGATGTAGTTTCTTCTAATCTTATTTGTGGGTCTGCTTGATGTATTTCAATAGAATAGCTAGGAGTTGAATCTCCAATTCCTAAATTATTTGTCAAACTTACTTTTCTGTTTGAATCTATCACTAAACCATTTCCACCTGCTGTAACTACTGTAAAATTATCATTACCATTAAAACCAAAATATGTATCATCGCTTGGGTCGTCTTTATGATATATGTAACTTGGTATTGTTAAATTACCATTTACATTTACATCGTGAGAAATGTTTGTTACTGTATTGCTACTTTGTATTGCCCAACTTCCATCAGGAGATAATGTTCCAAAATATCCACTTTCAGCATATACACCACCTACAAAATTACCATTACCATCTATAAATCTAAAATGCCCATAACCTGTATCGCCAAATTTGAAATTTAAATCACTATCATTTCCATTATCATAAAACCTTACATTATCTTGAAAGTGTAATTGATTAACATAATCAATATCTCCATCGGTCATATTTATATTTTGTTCAAAAGTTGCATTGCCATTAAATATAGCTTTACCCCCATCTGACATATCTAAAGTCAAAGCAGTTACAGAACTTCCACCATCAAGCCCACTAAAAATAATGTCTTTGTCATCTATCGGTTGGTTTATGTAAAAATTATCTCCTGATTTGAAGAATTTACCAAATAAAGTACCACTACCTTTTAAATGAATTTCTGATGAACCTGAATCTAAAATAACTTCTCCTGCTGCATCTACTATAAACTCATCTGAGGATTGTATAGTAAAATCTCCTGTTCCATTATTTATAAATCCATTTGCCCCATTGTGATACATTTGTAAATCGTTATCATCACCAAGTTGTAATTGAGCTGAATCTGAATCTAAATGTACGCTTCCACTAAATGTTGTTGCTGCTGTTGAAAAATTAGTTGATATAATTGTTGTTCCACCATCACTTTTAAAATTTAATGTATTAGTTCCTGATTCTATATAATTATTTCCTGTTCCACTACCATTATAATCAAAAGTAATTCTTGACAATAGCGTAATATTTCCTGATATTGTAACGCCCTCTGAGGTAGTCTCTAAACGCTTTACACCATTATGGTACGCTTCTACATTATCATCTTCATTAAGATATAAAAGTGCTTCATTATTTGCCCCATTAAATCTTATTCTTTCAGAAGCAGTAATATATAAATTTCCTGTTCCTGTTTCTTTTATATAAGAGTTGCTTCCATCGTGATAAATTTGCAAATCATTTCCTGCACCAAGTGAGATAATACTATTGTCAACCCAATTAGTATACATATATGTTCCATCTGCCCATCCACCATCTAATTTAAAATAAGTAGCTGAACCACCTGAACCATTATCACACCTAAAATTAATATCGCTATCATCAGCGTAATTTGTAATTGATATATCGCCTGTATAATTGTCTATTTTAGCAGTTGAACCTGTATGCTCAAATCTCATATCGTGATTTGTACCCATAGCTATTACTGCTGCATCAGGGAATGTTGTAAATGGTTGAGAACCACCACCTGAGCCATCTAAGTAAAAATATGTTTCTGTTCCACCACTTCCATCATCACAAATGAAAGTTATTCTTCCATCATCTGTAGTATTTTTTATTTCTAAATTTCCTGTTGTAGCTTCTATGTGTGAATTGCCACCTGCTGAATGATAAATTTTTAAATCTCCAGCACCACCAAATTCTAATTTTTTATCATCAGCTATTAATACAGCATTTGCAAATTGTGCGTTTTGAGAGGTGTCTAAAGTGATAGCAGCAGTTCCATTTGTATCAATAACAAAAGAGTGATTTGTCATTGTACCAATATGAGCATTTGAATCTTGTGCATACGCTTTAAAAGTACAAGTGTTAGTTGTGTCTGTAATTTCTAAATGAGGAGAGGAAGCGTTTGTTATTTTAACATTTCCTCTTGCTTCAACACCTGCTAATAATAAGTTGGCATATTCATAACCTGTTGCTGAGGTATCTACTGTGGTTGTTGGCTCTGTTGTTGTTCCTTTAAATAATTTAAATCTATTTGTATCAGAAGCATCTGCAAATAATCCTAAATATCTATTTGAGCCATCATTGTAACGTCCATAAAAACCCACATCGACAGAGTTAGCTGAATTGTCTTTAGCCATAGAGATTAAAGGATCTTCCACAGCTAGAGTAGATGTATTTACAGTTGTCGTAGTTCCATTAATTGTTAGATCCTGTGCGATTGTAACTGAACCTGCAAATGTAGCAGTTGTACTTCCTACTCTAAATTTTTCTGTGCCACCAATTTGGAAAACTTGGTCAGATGTAGAATTTAAAACTAAAGCACCACCAACTGAATTAAAAGTTATATCATTTGAATTATCTGTATCTGTTAAGGTTAAAGTTGGAGAAGCGTTTGAAACTGATATATTACCTGTTGCATCTAAAGTTCCTAAAATATCTACTCCACCATTTTTTGTTTCTAGCTTCTTAACTGCATTATAAAATAGTTGTACTCCACCATCTCCTCTTGCTATTATAGCATCTTCGCCACCTTGCGTGTAAATAAATACATCATCAGCACCCTGTATTACTACATCATCACTAAAACTTTGTATATATAAATCCCCTGTATTATCTGCTTTTATATAACTATGTGAGCCATCGTGATATAATTGTAAATCTTGACCATCTCCTATTCTAATTTTTTCATCATCTCCCATATCCAAGCCATCAGTAACTGCAACCCCTGTAATTGTAACGCCACTTGCTGAAGTCTCAAAACGCTTTGTGTTATCGTGGAAAAGTTCTGCTGCTCCATCTTTGTAAAATCTTGCAAATTTTTCTCCTGTGGTTGCACAGTCAAGTCTAAGTTGATTATCAGCTTGTATATATAAAATTCCTGTACCTGCATCTTTTATATAGGAGTTACTACCATCGTGATAGATTTCTAAATCGCTTGATGTTCCTACTTTTACTTTTACATTATCTAAAAATTTAGTAGATACACTAAAAATATTTAGATTATCTAATCCATCTACCCTAAAATATTCAGCAACTCCTCCACTCCCATCATCTGTTTGAAAAATAATCTTTTTATCATCTGATTGTTGTCTTATATATAGTTCTCCTGTATAGTTATCTACAAGAGAATCTGTGCCATCGTGTTTCATTACCAAATCTCCCCCAGTACCAAGCATCACGTTTGCATTATCTACAAATCTTGCGTCTTTATTAAATTGTACTCTAGTATTACCACCATCTAAATAAAAATATGTAGCTGTTCCTCCTGAGCCATCATCTGACTTAAATATAATATCTTTGTCATCAACTTTTTGTTGTATAATTAAATCTCCTGTTGCACCTGTTGATTGTTCAATATAAGAATTAGTGCCATCGTGATAAATTCTTAAATCTGAATCGCTACCAAAATTAGCATTTACACTATCATCGTGTCTTGTTAGTTTTTCAAATATTGTTCTTGTTCCACTTCCATCTACATAAAAGTATGTAGCTGAACCACCACTACCATCATCTGACTTGAATATAATATCGTTGTCATCTGATAAATTTTGTATAGTAAAGTTTCCTGTATAATTAGTTATTAATGCTTCACTACCTGTATTTGTTATAGTTAAATCGTTTGAATTACCTGATGATAAAAATTCTCCATCAGGAACTCTAACATCTCCTGAAGCAATTACATCTCCGACAACATCTATACCTGTGTTAGTCGTAGAAATTTTACGATTATTATTAAAGTATAAATCAACTGCACCACTATTAATAAGTTGAGCCATATTATCCCCATTACTTGCAGTTAATAATATTTTACTACTACTTCTTATATCTGTTTGTCCTGTGGAATTATTTATTTGGAATTCTGTTCCTGTATGTTTTATAAAAGCATCATTATCAGTTCCAAATCTTGCTCTTGCATCATCTGCAAAATCTACATCACTACTAAATGTAGCACCTGTAAATACTGAGCCACCTGTTGCAGTAAGCCCCCCTGTGATTGTAATTCCATCTGAGGTCGATTCTAGCTTCTTGCTGTCATTAAAGTACAGCTCAACTTTACCACCACCATAAAAAGCTGCCATTGTTCTATCTGATGTATCTTTAACTACTATGTTATTGTTACCTTTTAAAAGTCCATTAACTTGAAGATTACCACCGATTGTAACATTGTCAGGTAAACCTATTTGTAATTGCTGACTACCTGCTGAGGTTTCTATTTCGTTAGCAGTACCTACGACTGCAAAAGTTTGACTATCAAGATCAACAGAGCCAGTTCCACTATCTCCACTAAAATCTAAATCTTCTAAAGTAATTCTAGCAGCTACATAATCTACTACTGCTGCACTTGTAGGTATGGTAGTATCGTTATCATTTGAAGCAATACCATCTGCTTCATCAACAAACTTAGTTATTGTAATATTTTCTCCTGTATCTTTTAGTGAACCAAATTCTAGTGTTCCACTTGCCTTAAAATCTCCTGCATTATTAAGATAAACACCAGTTTGATTTCCTGACCCATCTGTAAGTTCTCTTAACGAAGCACTAATAACTGCATTATCAATGGTTTTGATAAGTCCTACATAAGTGTTTGATATTTTTGTGTTAAATAGACTTGCCATAATTTATCTTTTGTTTATTTCTTTTTTTTTTCAAAAATGTTTTTAATTTCTCTATGTTATTCTTCTTAGGTTTATATCTCATAATACCCATCCATTAAAAGTTTGATCTTGACTAGGACTTATTTGATCATTTGTGTTACTTGTATATTCAGGAAAATTTGATTGATTAAAATTCATGTAATCTACAAATCTTCTACCATAATATTCTCCATTATCTCTTGCCTTTTTTACTATGTAGTCAAGTTCATCTTTTGAGACAGTCTCAGCAGTCTCGCTACTATGCTTAAATACGCCACCATTTCTTATTTGTATATAATGAAATGGGTAAAATGCTGCTTGAGCATACCATATTAAAGCAGGGACTATATAATCATTCAACAATGTCTTATATTTAGCGTTTTCACTAAGGTCAATGTCTCCACTTGTAATCAAAGAACTTATCTTATCATATAACGCTGTTCCTGTTATATTTTTTATTTCTAATTCCTGACTTAATTTGATAAAAGGCAAAATTTTGTCTGTATCAATGTTGCCATCCATATTAGAATTTCTTATTAAATCTGTTCTATTTAAAAAAAGTGCTGTTGCCATAATTATTTCTTTTTCTTCTTACCAAACATTTTGTCATAGTACGCCTTTGTGTACCCTTTATATCTCATGTCTTTAGGTGCTACTGGTACTTTTTGTGCATTTCTTGGAAACTTAAAACCTAAGCTCTTAGCTTGTCCTGAGGTAATTTGTTTACCCATACCTGCATTATCCCATTTCTTTAAGTATGTCTGTCTATACCATCTATGCTGACAGCGACTTCCCCCTTTGTATAACCATACACTATATGTACCTGTTTTACTTCCACTTTTTGCAAATTTAGGGTTTACTCTTTTTCTTGTCATTTCTAAAATATCCTCTTTTCTATATACCTTTTTTGCTCTTACCATTTTTTTACAAAATTCCCTTGAATTAGAACCTGTCTTTGTAGGATTGTAAACATACCTTACTAAAAATTTACTTAGTTTTTCTACTGATTGTTTACTCGTTCCATCTTGTGCACTATCTTTTGTTTTTCTAGCTATACCTGTACTTACAAATTCATATATTTTTGAAAGTGTAGATTTTTTTTCTTTATTTAACTCTTGTATAACGCCATCTAATTCGTGATCTTGCTCATAATCTACTGGTCTTTGATCTACTAAATCATAGTCTTTTAATAGTTCTTCTTCTGTCTGTCCTAAGTTTATTAATTCATCAGCAATTTCACTACCTAATTCATCATCTAAATCAGGGTTTTCTTTGCTCATTTGTATTCCAGTTTCTTCTTCTATATCTTCATCATCCATTAGGTCTGTATCTACCTCAGTAAATTCAAGAGGTTGTAAGGTTACAAAATAAAGTTTTAGACTAATATCATTATAAGCTAATATTTTGTCAAAACAGTCTATTAAAATCTCTTGTAGAGGTCTAATAACTGTATTATCAAAATC